GACTTATGACCTGATTCTTATACGCTTCAGCCATTTTATTAAATGGTCCAGTATCATAATCAACGTCACCACCCATCATATCTGTATAGGTTCCCATAGTATCGGCAGCGCCAGTAGCCCCCTGCTCCTGAACCAACGCGCCAAGGTTCGCCTGTCTCTGTAGTGCGCTCTGCCCAACCTGTGGCATCTGTCTTGCCCAATCATAGGTTCTACCCAGCTGCCTCTCAGCCATAGCCTGTTGGGCTGCTGGTCTTGGGCCTAAAGCATATCCCATAGTAGCTGCCTGTGCAGCTTGCTGCGCTGGGTCAAAACCAGCTAGAGTTTTTCCGGGGAAGTAGGGAGCGGGACCAGCTTTATATAGAGACTCTGCCCTCGCCATACCCCTCTTTAAAGGAGCTTGCTGGGCTTCCCATGGACCATCTTTTGTGATGCCTGTTGTTAATCCGCCACTCATATTCTATCTCCGATTAATTTAATCATGCTGGGAATGTTATTGGTCCACCCTTTCCAACGGTTAGCAATCCGGGTGTTGTTACTGGGGATGTATCCGTAGCCTTTAAGAATCCTTCCCATGCTGCCGCATCAGGTGCAGTCAAATCCATACTTTGGGGCGTCCAATCTTGCCAATTAACATTCACCTGAGAATGTGCTGGAGCAGTAAAATCCCAAGGTGTGCTGGCTTGCCGAACACCACCCGGCACAGTTGCATCCAAAGCCCTAACATTCCAACCGGGTGCATTTAAATACCTGTAATCAGCAACCCCAGCAGGACGGCCCGTGAACTTAGCTTGCGTTGATTTAGCCCATATATTCTGTCTGGGATCACCACCCGCTGTATAAGCCGATGTGCCAGCAGCCAAATTCGCCGCTGTTGCAGGGTTCATAGTAGCTCTTCGCCACGCACCTTCTGGGATATGACCTTTATGGTCATCAGCCCACTTCGCCCAAGTGTTTGGATCACGAAACTCACCGGGTTGATATGCTATTGAATACTCTGGTGATAGGCTCGATTTGTCCATAGTCATAAGACTATCAGCACCACCCGTCATATATTTATTTGCGTAGTTCTGGGTCCATGGTCTATAAGCTAATAGACTCATTTGGTCTTGGGTTTTTCCACCGCCTTTATTGGTCTTAACTACCGAACTTTCGGTAACTTCAGAACTACCCGGCAATGCATTACCACTTAACCAAGTTTTCATGTTGGCATCTAAACCAGATTGATCCCCACTAATGACAGCGCCAACAGGACCAGAACCCCAGTTACCATCACTATCCTTCATATTTACCAAAACCTTTCCGGTATTTGGGTCCATACTAACAACATTATTATTGTCTTGCACATAGACATCATCGGGAGAATTTATAAAAGTCTCAGCCCAAGTTTTATGATCAGACGGAGCCTTCTCAGAATTTACCTTCCATTTCCCACTATGAACAAGACTAACATTTGAGTTTCCCTGCCCTCGGCCCCACGAACCGTCAGTTGGATTCTTCTGACTATAATAAGCAGCATCAAATATAGCATCATTGATAGCTTGACTATCCCCATTAGCTATCTCAGAACCTATTCTAGATATAACTTGATTATATTTATCTATATTAGCAGCCTTTAGTCCAGCCAAGGCGCTCAAGGGTATATTAGTATTTGGAATATATGCCATTATTGCATCCTGTGTTTTAAGTCTTTACTGTAGACTATATAATTAGATTCCCAATCAGGGAGTAGTTTCTTCCATCCTTTTCTGCCCCATAGTTCCATACTAGAGCATCCTGTTCTTATTGCGAAAGATTCTACCATATCATTGAACTCATAAAGTCTTTTAAAATCAGAGCCAGCTATCGATATTACTCGGAGGACTTTCTTTTGTGGGTAAATAACAATCTGAGTTACCATGGCTGAGTGCATCTGCTTATCTTCTGTTGCTATCCATAGCTGCATATCACCATGAGTAAGCGGTTCAAGGAAGTCATCAGGCTCTGCCTCACCTTCGCTATGTTCTTTAACTCTTTCGAGAAGGGGTGCAACTTCTTCCCAAATATAAGCAATATCTTCAGGCTGTACGATCTGAGCCTTCAACCTAGTTTTACCCATGCGCTAGTAGTTTTCTTGAAGAAGTAAATTCCCTCTCCCGATCCGGGGTCCCAATTTGTTCCGTCTGCGTACCTTATGTCACCCTCTCTGGGTCTAGTAGGCGCAACATTAGTTCTTTCTAATCTAAAGGTAGCTTGGTTAAAAAATACATCACCAATTCTTTTTAGCTCATTAACTACATATAATCCAAGGTCTTCCTTGTCTAACGGAAGTGGACCCGGTTCGTAATGAGTTACAGACTTTACAACCCTATCAGCATAAGTAGCCATTACCTAGAAACCGATCCTCTATTACCTGCGTTCCTTACATCTAACGCATAACCATCCAATCTCCAAGTAGTATCAGTAGTGGATTCTACTTTTATACCATAATACTTCCCAGTAACCCTGACTGGAACTTTAGATTGCGTATCTGGATTAAAGGTATACGGACCTTCCCAAGTAACAGCTTCTTCTGTCGCCATTTGATGGCCCACATATATATTAACCGTATCAGTAGCTGAGTCAGGATTCACCTTCATTTTAGGCCAAACAGAGGATATACGTTTAACCATAGACTGATCTGGGTTACCTTGCTCATCCATAGTTAATCCAGTTCTTTGGATATAACTTGTCATATTAGACCCATCTTCTGTATTGCCAGTTTCGTGTCTAAATAACTTTGTGTTTGTAGGAGAAGCCATAACCAACGTCTTACCAGCAAGATTAAAGAAAGACGTGGCGGAAGATTGATTCCAGTTTAAAGTATCAGTATCCCAATTAGTAGTTGCTGCGTTCCAAGAACCGGGAGCCAATGGGTTGCCCTCCGTACCATACCCTATAAACCCCAAGTTAGGTAAATCCCTTTCGGTGAATGTACCATTAGACCAGTTCCAAACAAGAGCCTTATCACATTGGGCATTTGTTACGTTAGACTGCGACACATAGCAAGCCCACATTTCTGTATTACCATAGTCAGCCACAACGAATGATTTCTGGTAATCATCTCCAGATACGTTATTAAACACATGGTCCCGCATTTTATGTGGCAAAAGAGATGTTAGTTTCTGACCATCATTAATATACATATCTCCATTCCCAAATACGAAATGACCACCATCAAATTCAGCAACACAGTTCTTGGTAAGCGCACCAACATTCGGAGATATCTGCCTAAATGAAAATATAAAAGGAGTTCCAACATACGTCATCATATATGTGGAATCTTCCTTATAGATCATAAAAGAGTCAGCAAGGGGAAGGCCATCTAATATTTTTCCTTTACTATCTTCGAGAGAATACTCACCAGCATCTACTGTAGCATCGGCCTCATTCCAAGATGAGGGTACTGTTTGAGAGGCTGCCTCAGTAGACCACTTCACCATGTTCCTAAAATTGGAAGAGGTTTTTTGAACATTAAGTGCAATAAGAAATGACCTAAACGCCCTCATGGAGAAACATTCCGTACTAGCTGGCCAATTAGTAAGGTCTGCCATGGGGGTAGAAACAGAAGGTATGCCAGCGGTTAATGCCCAAAACTGTGGGTCATCATAGCCATTGGTCATGATTAGAATTCCACCAAGAACAGTAGATGTCCAGTTCTCAGCCGCTGTCGCGCTGTAATCTCCTCCAGAAGTCCTAGTAATATCAGTCCAAGTTGTTCCATTATGAACATATATTTTAGCTAACCCCCCGACAACCCAGTAGTTAGCTCCAGAGACCTCATGATTAGTTATATAATAAGGCTCTATTGGGCAAGACTCCATGACCTCTAAATAACCCGGAGACTTTTGTACGGCCCCATGTTCACACCTTACATTATTCCCCTCCGACCAGACATTAGGTGGTAGTTGCCAAGGATTTATATCCTTAACAATTCCTGTTTCCCCTACATTATCAATTGGTATTAATGCCATTAGTATCCCTAAATAAAATTCGTATTAAATTATGTTATCGGCTTTTGTGATATGAACAGAGTAAGAGTAACCCTTTTTAAAAACTTCGTCCCTTATCTCTTCTCCAATTCCCTTGTCATCGACAAAAGATAATCCGTTTTGTTTTATTATTTCAGGATGTTCTCCTGTATATTTATACATTTTATTTATTCCGTTTACAGAGTATATTTCTGCAAACGGAAGAATCAAATGCTTTACCCCTATCTCTTCTATTATTGGGAGCATGGAAAATAAATCATCTCTACAATAGTGTAGAAGGGGGGCTTCCACAGAAACTTCTATCTCTTCCTTTACCAAAGACATCTTATCGTAAGAATTAAAATTTGATGCTAAAGGGTTTATTATTATTTCATTTATACCAAAATCCTTTAAAGAGGATAACATATCTTTGGTAAGCAAAGAGCCGCTAGTATTTATAACCCCACGACCTTTTATCCCTAAATCCTTATATACCCCCATGTATGCTTTTATAACAGGTATATAAAATAAAGGATCACCCCTACCGGTAAACACAAAGGTTCTTATAGTTTCGCTTCTTTTGGAAAAGAATCTTTTTATAGATAACTTCCACTCTTCTTTAAATTCCCAATCTTCTGGAAATTTCCAATTAGAAGCTCTCTTGTTTCTTAGGTCTTGAGCAGGGCAATTAATATTTAAAGCGCCATAATCATCAACACAAGTGGGACAATCCATATCACAAACATTAGGAAGACCAACTGTTTCCCCCAAATAGACTGTCCAATGTATACCTTCTCGATTAAGGTATGAGGGAATCACTTAAATTTCATTGCCAAAGAAATCCTATAATACGGCGCTAAGTAAGTGGACGGCCTTATCAAATGAGGAATATTAGAATCAAATATAACTAATCTATCTGTTTTATATTGAGAATAAAATTCTATATTCTCCCCACTTTCATCTAAGAATAAAGTATCGCCCCCAAATTCAATATTCCAATTCTCGGTTGGATAGTACAATAAAGTAACTTTAGAACCACCGCCAGAGTCAGTATGAATATGAAACCTATCAGAAGGAGTAACTAGATTAATATTACAATTAAACATACTATCTATAGAAACTGAGTGTTTCTCTTTTACATCTTCCGAGAGATAATCAAAAAAATTTGAATTAATTACGTCATCTTGACTATAGGTAGACATCATTGAGGTATGATGTTTCACATTACTATCTGGCCCATCTATACCAACTGGCTTAAAAAAAGAGTTTAAAAGAAAGGTTGACAGTATTTGATTATTAGAAAATCCAAGTGCGTTGTCATATACAAACACCTCTCCCCCATCAATATTAATTTTTTTTACTCTTTCGGATACTTCGCTTTTATTTCTGCTACTTTTGATTGCCAAGACTCCAGACCATTTTCAGTAATATGCTCTATCTGCTCTTCCGCAGAACCATAGGACTCTAGTCTATTTTCAATCCAACCCCTCTCCTTACCAGTCCAAACCTCAATCCATTGAGAACCATCCCATTCTATATCTGGGATATTATATTCCCATCCATCTTTTACAGGTTTTTCAACTTTAGTAACTTCATCTGGGGTTACCTGAGATTTTTCTTTTGGCACTAAAGACCATGATCTTTTCCAAATACCCCCATCATTTACAAGATCGCCCTCAATGGCTATCTGTCCTTTTCCAGTAGGTGCAGGGGTATCTTCAACAGATACAACTCCATAAACAGGCGCGATATCATCGCGAGATAAAGAATCTTCTGGGAATGAGGTATTAGGATTATCCGATTTTAAATTAGACAGTGTATACGGATATGCCGATACTTGATTATTTTCTATTTTAGCATACATAATTATAGTTCCATTAATAAGTTGATTACTATCCTTCTTGGGTGGTTAATTGGATTACTTGAAGCGTGGTATTGATAAGCATCAAAATAAACTAATCTATTCTCTACAGCCTCAGACGACTCTTTTACATGAACAGGCTGTGGCGGGGGCGCATATCCTCTTAAATTCTCATCGAAAATATATGTTGGCCCGTCAGAACCAATTAAATAATAAATAGCAGTAATATATTCCTTTGCACTATCCTCATTGATATCTGTATGTGGAAAATTATACTGACCACATTTAAACCCCTTATCTCTCAAGATAAGATTGGCCTTACATCTAACAATTCTTTTATAATCTATATTAGTTTTATCAGCAAAAAGCCAAAACATAGGCTTTAATCTTTCCCAATACTCAGAACAATAAAGTGTTCCAGTATTCGTCATAAAGAAATGAACAAACTGAGAAGTTTCTTTTATATTTTTATCTACAATAGAGGGTTTTAGCCTCTCATCATTACCTCGATAACTCATTGACTCATGGTAAAACCAAGGAAAATTATCACCAGCAATAATTTCTACTAGCTCTTTGCGATAACGGTCTGGTAAAAAATTGTCTACTATGTTCACACAAATGACGGACCCTTAACCCAACCAACCAAAGAATACCTAGTCCCCTTGGTAACCTCACTAACATTATGCAATCTATAGCTTGGAAATAAAGTTACAGTTCCTATTGATTTTTGAGTAATAGTTTTTAAATTAGCGCCATGCAATACAAGATTACCTCCCTCGTAATCCCCTTCTTCACTTAACTGAACGCTGAAGGATAATTTTCTTTGTGCGCTGAGTGAATTATTGTCTGGCTCCACATCCATATGATTATCGTAATAATCACCTACCCCGTACCTAGTTAGTTGCAGGGCCTCTATACCATTTAACTTGTAATTATATATTTTATTGTTCATATAAAATATAATGTCTACTATTCTTCTGTATATCCACTCACCATCTTCTGGATATATCCAGTAATGGGATGACTTTCTAATGTCATTGTCGCCACTACTAACCTCAGAAGATAAATAATCATCTGATATAGCAATTATTTTTTCACATTCTTCTTTTGTAAACAAAGAATCATAGGAACTAGCGTCAACAGTAGATTCTGGTTCATTTAATAACCAAACAACATTCCCTAACCCAAACTTCTCAGGGATCATATATTACTCATCTACTACCTCTACAAAAACTCCACCTGCTCCACCAGCACCGCCGGGAGCAACTTGAGGAGCGCCAGTACACCCAGCAGTCCCATTTCCAGCTGCTCCGCCAGCAGCAGCAACCGTTCCACTATTTGAATATGTCCCAGCATGGAGTATTAGTATAGCACCTGCGCCTGTTCCACCACTATTAGAGGTAGCATAACCAGTGCCGTCAGTTGATCCTGCTGCGCCAGTAGCTAAAATGCTGCCACCACTATTAACGGTAAGATCGCCCTTAACAAGAAGAATTAA